CTTCAGGGGGTGGCTGCTGCCCTTCAGGGGGTGGCTGCTGCCCGTTGTTATAGGCACTATTGAAAAGTGCATCCGCTTTAGCACTGGCATCCCGTACCGCTTTAGGAATAACAGCATCCGGGTCTATAGGAAGATTTGCATTAGCCATTATCTTGTATTCCCATTTTTAATGGCGTTCACTGTAGCCTCAACATTTTGAAACATGCGTAAGAGGTCGCGCGTAGATTGGGCAACGCCTTGGGCAGTTTGGGTGGTTGAGGGTGGTGAAGCAACACATTGGTTCATTTTCTCTATATTGTAGGCACCAAATGCTTCCAAAAATTTATTCCATGCAAGCATATCACGTTGGCGCATGTCATAAACTGCAAGTGCTAATTTTTGCTCACAAGGGGTCATCTTGCTATTTCCTTAAATAATAAATGGACGCGGCATATGTAAGTGCCGCGTCCATCAGTTCTGAAAAGGTGAAACCCCTATAGGGATTACACGCCTTCCCAGTTCGTGCCAGACACGACCGACGCAATCACACGGCCATCGAGAGGGGATGCTAGTGCCACATACTGGTCAGCGGGATTTCCACTATCCACAAGTGTAGCCGTGAAAATACCCGAGGCAGCAGTCTGGATGGTCCAACGCTTTTTGGCAACAACTTCCTCTAGGATTGAACCAACTGAAGCAGTAAGGTCACCAGAGTATGTGTCACCAGTGAGACCAATACCAGTAGCGGCCTCACTCATCCACACATCAAGGTTGAACACAGCAGCAATGGCATCCCCATTGGTGTCCCTGACAGTAATGGTAATGTCCATACCATCGGTTGTTGCAGAAGCCGCAATGGTAATCGTAACCGCCGTTGCAATCTCCTGTCCGTTGATAAGGATGTTTCCATCAAAATCAACTTCACCATTCAGTTCATCAATGAGGCGGCGCAACTTTGCACCAACATCATTGGTATCAATATGCTCGTAGTCTGCGAATGGCACGTCGGCCTCCTTGTCTTACCTGAGCAGGTAAGTGTTGGTTATGATGGTGTGGCCGGGGAAGCTACTTGCTTACCAGCCATTTTGTTTCCACCGCCGCTGGCAAACTTTCCACCACCATCGCCGGTTTGCGCCGTAGTACCCGGCGTCTGTGGTCCAGCGGACTGCTTGCCTGCCATGCGCGAACTACCGCCACTGGCAAACTTTCCACCACCCTTTCCTTCCTGTGCAGTCTGGCCAGCAACTTGCGGCCCTGCGGACTGTAGGCCAACCATTCCACCTGACGGACCTCCCTTGGCGAACTCGCCAGATTTGGTGCTTGTCAGCTTGCCCTTGCTATTATCCATTTTCATATTGGTCTCCGTTTGTTTTAGCCGGGGCCACCGACTATATTGGTTCTAGGCCCAACATCACCATTTACGCCACCACCGGGTTGCCCACCTTGGGCTTGTGCTGCTGCATCAGAAAGGTTCTCAGGTGGCATTCCCGCTGGTTGCATTTGCACATCGGGTACTACATTATCACCATCAAGTCCAATGGTTTTAGAAACCGACTTGAGGACAGAACGCCTGCCTTCAACACCCATTATCTGGGCATCAATCGGGTTTGCAGTTGTTTGCAAGAACTCAAGCTGCCTTACACGCTCGGTTTCACGTTGTACAGCAACAGCAACACCCTTAATCCTAATGTTCTCATCGCCCCGCAAAATCTGGTCAACATCTGTAAGCATTATCATGTCAAACAGACCATTTAGAAGTGGGTCAATTATATCATAATCAATGTTTGCAGCAACAGTCTGCAAAATCTTTGAAGCATTGCCCATAAGCATAGCCAAGCCAGACGCTGTACGCCCAGCCCCACCAGCACTATGCCCCGATAGGTATTTTGGTATAGCAGACAATTCATCTGACATATTACTTATTGCTGTAAACACAGTCAAAAGTTGTTGCACATTTGAGTCAGGCTGAAAAAAGTCTACCGGTTTTTCACTTTGGTTACCCATGGGGTCGCTAGTCATGCGCCACTGTTTCCACGGGTATATATCTGTCTTTTCGCCGGGTGCTAACCTATCTGTATTTATTACAACTTGTGGACCCGACGACATAGCCAGATTATTAACAAGGGCGCGCAATGTAGCATTGCCAACATCTTGTATATCTTCCAAAATGTCAGGTAGTGCATTGCCAACTACAGTACCGGGCACCTTTTCAAACGAAGTCATAAAGTACGGGTGGCGCTTCCTAGGGCTTGGTGACAACTGAACCTTGATTATGTACCGCCCTATAAGCCACGCTTGCACCATGTAATCCCGTTCAGGGTCGGGAATTTGTTTTTCGGTAAACCCATACTCAGAAAGCATTGTACCTTGCACATTACCATGGAACTCCAGACATGAAATCATGCCAGACTCATTCATATGTGGGTTTTCACGACGCTCCTGAGTTGCTCGATCAGACTCAATGCTGTCGAGATACATATCAGACCCACCATTACCATACTCGCGTAAAACGTTGCGGACATTAACATGGTTATATCCCTCTAGCTCAAGCAGATCATTTAGCTCCGCACGGGTATAACGTACACGTTCAATGATGGTTGCATTCTCTATGTCACTGGTTCCAGGTGTAAACCACACATCGAACGGTGATACCCGGTTCCAAAACATTTTTGGCTTGTATACCGTTGTGGGGTAGCCATTTTCATAGCTAACGGTTGGCACAACATGAACAACAGGCCCTTTTATACACCCAAAAGGAAACAGCGGTATATCAACAATCAGGTCAGCTAATGCTTTGTAGAACCCACCTTGTACAAGTATTTCTTCGATTTTTTTCTCAGATAGCTCAGCCCTAGATTTGGCCCGTTTCTTTTCAGCCATGCGCGCAGCATCCATAAGCTGTGACACACGAGCTTGAATTACTTCAGGCTCAACCTGTTGACCGGCTTTCATGAGGTTATCAACCTCAAAGCTGGTCAACATCTTAATTTTTTCTATGATGTTATTTGGAATATCCGGGTCGCTAGGGGGGTCAATCCCCCAAGGACGGTCACCAGACAAGTAAATGTCACGTAGCAGAGAACTTGTACCCCTACATTTCATAGAGGTTATTCTTGCGTATACGTCAGACCCCCCAAAGTCCTTTATTTGTGAAAGTTTTGCTGGGTCATATTGACCATTGAATGTGCGAAGCGCTTTAATGAGCCTATCGGACCACCCATTGTTCACCATATCACGGTGCCGCTTGAAACGTTCAAACGACCTATGTATTAGCCCTGCTAGGCTATCATCCCGTAATTGGTTTGCTTGCGTTTCGTTGTCATTTAGGGCAGCATCCGCGTCAGCCTGCAACGAAGCATCTAGTTGCTGCGGGCTTAAAACACGAATTACACCCTGTGCAGGTAGAATATTTGCCATTAGCATTCTTTTGCAGTATATGTGGGTGTCAGGCGCAAATTTACATATGAGTATAGGCAATGTCAAGAGAAAACACAGCAACAATTGCTACACCCGACATTTTTGCCCCATCCAAAGATGACTTGTTTGTCCGTTTATCAAGAGAATTTGCTATAAACCACAAACCTGTTGGAGAAATCCTTCAGATGTTTGGGTTAAGCCCCGAAGAATTAGAAGACATAAAACGCCACCCAAGATTTGCAGCACTTTATGCTTCAGTGGCTGAAGAATGGAACTCAGCCACCAACACAATTGAACGCACACGCCTTAAGACGGCAGCGCTGGTTGAACAATACCTCCCAGAAGCTAACACCCGCCTACATGACCAAACCGAGGGCTTACCTGCCAAGGTAAAACTCCTTGAAACACTTGTTAAGATTTCCGGTGCCATACCAAACACCAATGATAAATCTAATGATAGCGGGCAGAGGGTTTCAATTACGATTAACATGGGTGACGACGCCCCATCAATCACCCGTGACTTACCTAGCAAGGTAATTGACGGGGATACGGTATAACCAAATGGCAAACATATCATACTCCCCACCCCCGACTTGTGCCAAATTTATGAGGTCGGAGGCATTTGGCCGTCTTATTGCTGGTCCGGTTGGTTCTGGTAAGACAACAGCATGCCTGTTTGAGCTTCTAAGGCGCGCTTGTGAACAGTCACCAGCACCTGACGGGTTCAGGTACACCCGGTTTGCCATCGTAAGGCAGACTTTGAAGCAGCTAAAAGATACTGTCTTAAAAGACATTATGGCATGGCTGGAACCTATTGCCCATTACAAAGTGAGTGATAGTGCGGTCTACATAACAGTTGGTGACATACGCTCAGAATGGCTGCTCATACCCCTTGATGACCCGGATGACCAGCGCAGGCTTCTGTCCATGCAGCTTACTGGGGCATGGATGTCGGAGTGTATTGAAATGGATTTGGACCTTACGGCTGCTATATCAGGCCGTTGTGGTCGGTTCCCATCTGCGGCTCTGGGTGGTTGCACTTGGATGGGGCTTATAGCTGATACCAACATGCCAACGGAAGGCTCCGAATGGCATAAATTCATGGAAGAACGCACACCTAGGGACTGGCAGATTTTCAAGCAGCCCGGTGGTATGGCCAGCAACGCTGAAAACCTTCAGTGGCTGACACAAAACAAAGGTACCCTTGTTCTTACTGAAAACGACCCACGCCGCATAGCAGCCGGAAGAAAATACTATGAGCGGCTGCAAGAGAATAATGCACCAGACTGGGTTCGCAGATACGTACACGCTCAGTATGGTAACGACCCATCTGGCATGGCCGTGTACCGCGAGACGTACCGTGCAAGAAGTGAGTATGGCCCCTTCCATGCACAGCCAAGCCTTAGTGTTGCCCCGGCTTCACCACTTATTGTGGGTCAGGATTTCGGGCGCGACCCATGGAGTATCATAACACAGTATGATCACTACGGAAGATTGCTGGTACATGAGGAAGTTGCAGCCGAAAACATAGGCTTGGAAAAGCACATTGAACAGAGCCTGCGCCCAGCCCTAATGCAAGAACGCTACATCGGCTTACCAATTATCCTTATCGGTGACCCCAACGGTATAGCCAAGTCAACGCTTTATGAGTTGAATAGTTTTGACCTCATAAAGTCCATGGGCTTACGCAGTATCCCCGCGCCAACCAACGATCTTGAACCCCGCATCCGTGCAGTAGAGCATTTCCTGCTTGGATCACGCAACGCTGGACCCGCTTTCCTCATTGACACCCAGCGCTGCCCCGTTCTCACACAGGCCATGAACGGCGGGTACAAATATGAAATATCAAAGACGAAGCTCCGCAAGCCCACCCCCAAGAAAGACGAATTCTCCCATCCCTCTGACGCCTTACAGTACGCAGCGCTTGCAGCACATGGTGGTATGCACACCCACATAGCTAGGCAACTGTATAGCACCAACCTAGGCCCAACTCATGTCCCAAGTGTTGGGGGCTGGACCTGATCTAGCCCACACGAAGCATCATACTCCTTGTCGTGTTCAATACCCCTAATCACAAGTAGTGTGTACTTATCTGTGCTACACACTATAGGTGGCTCATCATGTATTTTTAACCCATTTGTGCTTATGAGCATGTGCAAGTCATCAGCACAAAATTTGAACCACTTATTACCATGGCCAGAAATTCTTGCAGTAATATCATCCAACCACATTATCTCAACTAGTATATACTGCTCGGTTGGCATTAGGTGTTTGGCTATATCTATTACACTTGGTTGGGCAACACCCTTCACACCTTTGTTGGCATGCTTTGGTACATCATACCCAAGCTCCCTGTAATATCTGGTCTTTGAATTCCTGAATATCTCACCAACAATAAAAGCTCGTGTCTTATCACAATAACATAAGTCTAGTAATATTTCAAAATACCTCAATACCTCCATATATGTACAAAGCTCACCATCAATAAGAGCGTCCCCGCAAGCTTTAAGCCATGCCCCATAAGTTTTCGCATCATGCTCTTTGCTTATTACATCGCCAATATATTCCATACCTTGTGAGGTATGGGCTTCCTTACCCCACCCTGTGCGCTTAGGAAAGTGCTTTGCCGTGTGTATCTTATTGGCAAATGAATGGCTCTGTATTCCGGCAGCGTGGTTCATTCTGTTGATGTTATTAAATACTGCATTATTGCGGGGTGCTTTTATAGCCCGTCCTCTTGGCATGCTTTTATCCTGTTGGGTATTGTAGGTATCATTATAGTTACATTGGGTGTTTTTGTCAAGCACTATTTTATACTTATGGGGTAAGTTACCTTGTAGGTATAGCTTGTTTTTGGGTTTTTAGTATTTTTGGGGAGGGGTTTGTGGGTCGGGTGTTTTTGTGCTTTGTTTTTTGGGATTTAGTAATTTTGTGCTTTGTTTTTTAGGGGGTGTGATGGTGAAAGACCTGATCGCCCCCCACCCACCCCACCCCGCCCTGTCCAGATACCCGGTGGGGTAAGCCCGCTCCCCCCATTGCTAGAGTGAAGGCAAACAGCCTGAAGCCCATACTGAGACGGCGGCTCTCTCCGCGCTGGGGTCAACTACAGCCTAATCTCGCCGCTTTGCAACGCCCATAAGTGATTTGGGTGGTCAAGGTAGGTCCGGCCAGAGTTTCCAAAATGGCAACGGGTTCAAGGTTAACCGGGTGTATCTCGGGTTAGGTGTAAGCCAGCGATCGGCAGGGGCATATCTTATTAGGTATGTGTAGTCCAAGCGCCGCGAATGCCCATAGCGATAAGGCTACTAGCCTTTTGTGGGGACCCTAAAACAATGATGGTCAATCAGACTGGTAAGAATTGCTGGATCATAGCACCGCGCGCAAGTTAGCTGCCTTGAGGCAATAGCTAAGCATGATGCGGAATGCGTAGAAAGCGACACCATAAATCACTTGTGTGGTATCAGTGCCTAGCAAGTGGAATGCTGCCATCGTCGGAACCATGGGGACCCATAGTAATCTAAGCCTAGTCCGCCCTTCAAGCGGCCAAAGGCAAAGAAAACGCTGAGACTATAGGGCATGATAAATGGAAGGCAAGTAGCACCAATGGTGCCCTTGTTAAGAGTGCTTCAAACAGTCTGTGGTTTAGTGGTAATCAGCCTATATCATAGCTGTTTGAAGCCTTTGACATGATACCTCACATGGTATTATCTCAAAGGCTTCAACGGAGTATATGCAATGTCCAAAGGTAACACTTGGTTCAAGATAAAGCGGGACAAGCTCAAGGCTTGGGACCGGACGCAAGCCTGCGGTGACTTCAATCGTCTTGCTGATAACCCGGATAAGGTGGTTGGAACTGACAGGCGTGATGGTGGCACCTACCAGCACGGTGATGGGCGCTCAATCACCCTCATGGATAATGAAAAGCATCGTGGTCTGAAGCAAGTGATCACGAAAGCCCCAGCCAAGCCAACCAGCTTGGCAGGCTTGAACAAGTATCTTTCGCAGGATGTCAGCAAGTCGCGCACTCCCGCGCAAAATGCACAAGTGTTTGTGTCTGAGCTTATCAAGGCTCGGTGATACCTTGCCGGGTAAAGATACCTGACAGGTAATTCGTGATGGTGGCAATATTACGATATGGTTGCATTGCCTGAATTACATTAGCGTTACATCACGAATTACATTAGCGTTACACGAATTGGGGCCTTTTTGGTCCGGCACGGGGTGGGCTGGTCTTATTCTTTATTCTTTATTCTGTTTTAAAAAGGATAACTACTAGAAAACCCTAGGGTTGCAGAACCACGGCGGCCACAACCACCTAACCCCCTAATCATGGGCCGTTATCCCAAAAAAGAATTACAGAATAAAGAATTACGCTGCAAGCCATTGAAATCATTTAACAATTTGGATTGGACGCCAAAAACACAAATACAGAATAACCTACCACCACAGCACACCACCCCCCGCGCAACCTCTCATGGTAACGCTACCGTAATTCATGCGATGTTACGCTAATGTAATTCAGGCGATGTTACGCTAACGTAATTCATGTGGTACAACGCTAATGTAATTCAGGCGATGTTACGCTAACGTAATTCGGGCATATAAAATAAAATGCCCTGTGCCGAAATTACTACTTGAATTGCCTTACCTGAATAGGTAAGTAAGTAGCGCACTCATTACTAAGCGGCTTAACTTTAGGGTCGCAACCCACCGCGCTAACAGTGACAATGGCGCACAACACAAAATGGAGAGTACAACAAAATGAGCAACGTTCAGGGACAGGCCAACCAGACTGTTGACCCTGCTGCTATCGCGGCGCAGGTCAACGCCGAGGCAAATGCCAACACCAACGGTGCCTCGGCACAGACGGCTGGTAACCAGCCCAACACCAACGCCCAGCCTGCCACCACCACCGAGCAGCCCGCCAAAACCATCGCCCAGCCTGCCACCACCACCGAGCATCCCGCCGAGACCACGAACACGGCGGACGGTATGGACGGTGCAAACGATGACCGGATGAAGGAGCTCCTTTCCGACGTTCGGAAGTTCGGTCGCCAGTCCGCGTTGGGTCGTGACGCACGCCCGCAGTTCGCCGCCCGTCTCGTCAAGGCCGCTGTGGACGGTGTGATCGACTTGACCAAGGACAAGGACGGGATCGACGCCGCCAAGCGTCTGTATGCGGTCATGATCGCGGAGGATAGCGCCAAGGCGGTGCACGAGCATACCTCGGGAGGTATTCAGGCCAACGAGAGCAAGGCGCGGAAATTCATCGAGTTCGGCGGCATGACCACCATCGACCCGGTGGAGGTGTTCAACCGCACGTTCACGATCCGCAGCGAGTTGGCCGCGCGCAACGGCGACGACAAGGTGCGTGTCAAGCCCGCGTTCGATGCGTACCTTGATATGGCCCGCGCTCAGACGGAGAAGCCTGACGCCACCCTGACGGACGAGCAGATCACCGAGATCGTGACGAAGCCCGACCCGAAAATCCCGACGCTGGAGAAGGAGCTTGACGCCATCCTGAAAAAGATGGAGGGTCTCATCAGCGGCGAGAACAAGGGCAAGCTGAAGGTGGCCGACGAGGGCTTCGAGGATGCGTTCCAGAAGGTGCGTACCTTCAAGGCCACCCTCATGGCCCCGAAGGTGTCGATGGACCTGCTGTCCCAGTGCAAGGCTGCGGGTATCAGCCCCGCTGACCTCGCTGACCTCGCGAACCAGATGAAGCGTGAGGCTGATGAAGCTGTCACCTACGGCGAGACGCTCGCTCCGACCGCGTAACCTTACCCCATCAGGTAAGCTCTAAGATAGGGCCGCGCACTCACCTGCGCGGCCCTATCTGCATGTGCCCACATACCCAGCGAGGTAACAAATGACAATCCTGACAGACGGTGACAAAAACATCGTGATTAACACACGCAACCGGCTTGGCAGCAAGGTTGAAATGTTCAGCGATCAGCAGATCGCCACCACATGGCACATCTTCAGCCAGTCGGAGGATTACCCTGACGACGACAAGTTCCTTGAGTGGCTGACGCCTCTGACACCAAGGAAAACGTCATAATACCCCAAGAGGTAACAACATGAGTGAAATGGTGTCAGCCAGACAGCGCGATGCTGTGGTGACAACTCCCGAAACCCCCCTGCCGGTTGCATACAGACGTGCAACCCCGGCACAGAAGGCCACCGTCCAGAACAAATATGCAGTATGGTTTGCATCGGACAGGTCAAATGCTGAGTATGGCATAGCTCCTACCTGCCCGGACTGGACAACATTCATCCGGTCAATCGAGCCAACTTTTGGTTGCAACGATGCCATCGTTGTGCCATTGTGTGGGATGTGTGTTTGCATCGAGACGAACGGCTACCCCCACAGCGGTTTGTGGACATGGCGTTCAAGAATGCTGTGAAGCACGAGGACGCGGCTACCCCCACACCTGACAACCCCATACCCCACGGGGTATTTCCCCAGCAGCATGGCTGCTAACACAGGAGAATTACAATGTCCGGCAACAAGATCATCGCTGACAAGGATGGCACGCAGCGCCAGCAGGGCGAATACTGGCTGGAGAAGGCCGTGCAGCACGAGGATAACAACAAGGGCGAGCGGTTCGTGGACATGGCGTTCAAGAACGCTGTGAAGCACGAGGACGCGGCCATCGCCGCCGGGGAGTAGCTACCTCCCACCCCCGGTAGCCGGGGCTGGCGCACTCCCAAGCCGCCAGCCCCACACTATACTCATACCTTGTGAGGTAAAGCTAATGACTTTCAACCTGACCAAGCCACCACCAATGCACGCCTTGCCGACTGACAAACAAACGTGGTTGGACCGTGGTGTTCAGGGTGTTTTGTGGCAGAATGGGTATTCTGCACAGAATGGCGCGTGCATGTATGATGGCCCCGGTGATTATACACATTGCGTAGCCGGGTGGTCATTGATACCGGGTGATGCTGTTGGCTATGAAGGATCGTCACTTCTTCAGTGCCTTATTAGCAGGGGCCACAAGATTGATGATGGAGTGATTATCTTCATTTCAAGGATACAAAGGGCACACGATGATTGTTTTTTGCATAAAAAACCCTTGAAGTATTTTTACGACATGGTTTGGGAAATTGCAAAAACCGAAAAACTAGACACCTCACATATTGAGGCTTGTTGGGAGGGCTACGTGAGAATTCACCCCCTACCCACCAAAGACTAGCGCACTCACGCACATTACCTGATGAGGTATCCACATGGATGAGATACATCTTCCATCACCCGACGAGTTGGCAGCGGCTCTCGACGTGTCAACCGCCGAGTTGTTCAACGAACTGTCAATCGAAGAAATCTTTGACCTATGCGTTGACATGGCCCATGACTTGGTGGGTATTCCGCGCATTGGTGCGCCGTTCGTTGGCAAAGAATTCCGCGTGTTCCCGCGTGCTGCTGTCATGCAGAAAGTGGAGAGGGCGGCTTGAACGCATACCCTGTGAGGTATGTAGGGTTACATCCTGAGACCCAACAACTAAGGTCGGGGTAAACCGAAAGGAGGTGGCCACAATGGGCTAACATAAAAAGTCGCCCCCCATGGGCGCAAAGCCTAACCACAAGTTTGGAACCTGTGGTTAGGGGTAGTCATGGCGGCGCCCTCCCTCGCCGGACATGACTACCCCTTTATTACAGCAATACCTAGAGAGGTAAGACCAATGAAGGTTATTGAAGCTGTGGGTATTGTGTTTTTCATCGCGGCTGTTGTGCTGGTTACCTACCTACATGCGTACTCGTCCGGGTACACCAAGGGATATATTGGAGTGATGCAACTGCCATCACACAAAGACCCAGCGTGCATCCCCCACTGCCGTAAGTCAGACCGTTTACCATTACCTAACAGGGTAAGCCAATGAAGATAAGTGCCAAGGCGTTAGCCGAACTACGGCACCACAACGGTACTGTTTGGCAAAAGCCACTCAATTCTTCTGTTGCTGCACGGCTATTTGCTGAAGGATACTTAGATCATAATTCGACATTCGAGTATACCCACTACGGCAAGCGCCGCTATAAGCTGACACGGTGGGAGTACAAGACAACTATTACAGGTGACTTAGAAGTGCTGGCGCACTCACAATAACCCCATACCCCGCGAGGTAATAACCATGGGCAACAAACTTCCCACAGTCATGAACTACTACCACTATGACTTGGATAATACAGATCAAAAAATCGCTTATAAAGCTTTGGCTTCTTCCCTCAAAGTGACCCACCCTAGGTGCATGCGTAGCTTGGGGCATAAGAGCTATAACCCGCGTGTCTCGTTTGACCGGGTTGCTGTTATGCTTGACACAAAGAATTTGTTTAACAATCAGTGGAACGGGAGTGTCGGTGAAAGCACTGACACCGTAAGGCTGTTTGACTGGGCTGAAGATGCAACATCCACGCGCATACAACCATATTGCCCAGCCAGTACCAGACGCGGGTATTACCTCGACCAAACACCAGACATGGTGTCCATGCGACACAACACTTTCGTGTGTTCGTATTGCGGTAATCAAGAGGAAAAAATTGGTGATGGGTTCTGCACCAAGTGCTATGGCAATGCGTACCTAAATCGTGAACACTTGCACTTGACCCGGCTCAAGCGGGTGGATGATGACACCCCGCCAACAAAAGCATGCCCCCACAATATTGTAAGACGTTGGAAGAAAGCGCAGGTATTTCGTGAGGATGATGCCATGCACAAGAGAACGGGATTTGAGATTGAATACAAAAAGTCTCTGGAAGGTATAACCGCCAAGCGTGACGGCTTTTTGTGGCTAATTGATAATGGCCTTTCCATAAACAATGCTATATACTACCCCAACACTGGGAGATTTGCCTTTGGTTGGCACAAACCCATATCCGAGGAAGTCAAACCCATTCTGCTAAAAGCGTTGGACGGTTTCAAATGGCCGTTTGACATTGTGTAACTCATACCTAATGGGGTAAGTAATGGCATTAGACAAGATACAGAACACTTCAATCATTTTGAATGAAGTGCCAATCCGCAACAGGTCGCATCCGATGAAAAAGTATGTCATCGGAGCGACGGCACTACCGATCAAAAAATTTCCTACAAACTGCACAGCACTTGTCACCATCCATGTGCAGACATCCGTCAAGGCCAACCAAGACCAGTACCGCCAACTTACCGGTGTAGGTATATATGGGTGTGAGGATTTTGCGGTTGGCTATGGATACGCCAACTTTATCAACTTCCCGCAGCGGATATCACCGATGCCAGGGGCGAACATCGACCCCAAGATGCACCATTTTCCGTTCCATATTGCGGAGACATTCGAGGTCAAGAACAATCGCCGCAAGATTGCAATTCTCTGCCACGGCAATGTCAGAGAGGATGGCGGTGACAGCCACATTGCCATTGAGGATGTGAACATCTGCGTTACATTCTTGGGCTTGTGACACCACCTGCAACCAGCAACAGGAGATAGGCCCACCCACAGAACCACCCCAACCCCATGCCCTGTTACCCACAACCACGGCCGCTCAAGCTGGCCTCTGTTTTCCTTGAGGCGTGAGTAACAGGGCATACCCACCAAGGTAAAGCGAGCCAACCCCTATGCCAAGCTTCTACAAAAAACTGTCAATCAAGCATCTTGCAATAATAGACATATCCCCCGTGCCGGGGTATGAGCAAATGATTTGCAGGGTCAATGTCCCCGAACAATACCGAGGACAGGGGCATGGCTCTTGGCTTTTGGAACAAGCCATAGAGTGGGCCGATAAAGGCAACGAAACCTTAACATTAACTATCAACCCATATGGGTCTCTTACTTATCAGCAATTAGCTGATTGGTATGAGCGCCATGGGTTTGTCCAAGTGGAACTCGGCCTATGGAAGCGGACACCTATATGCGACCGTGCACTGTCATCATCGAGCGTGTAGATAGGGGCATACCTGACAAGGTAAGCTTGTATGCTTGGGACCGGGATGACGCCATTGCATTTATAAAACAGGTCTATCGCAGCAAGGTTATCCGAGTTGTTTCAGCCAAGATGTATGGCAAGCCACTTACCCAGTCGGGTAAGGATGGGATAGCACAAGTCGTCTCGCGCACTCACCCGCTGTTTGGTACGTATGGCACTCACCGGGTAGTTGCCCCCGTAGCTAAGGTAAGGCCGGGGCTAATATCTAACAACTAGGGATGTGTATCAAATGATAGAAGGTTCAGATAACGAGAGAAAATGGATTGCTGACGACAACGGCAATCGCTGTTCGGTCAAGTACTGGGGTTCCGAGGAAGCCGCCCGCGAGGCGCTACAGAGCCTCGTGGCCTGTAGCGATTGCGCCAACTGCTCGTACTGCTCGGACTGCTCGGACTGCTCGGACTGCTCGGACTGCTCGCGCTGCTCGGGCTGCTCGGACTGCTCGGACTGTTCGGACTGCTCGCGCTGCTCGGGCTGCTCGGACTGCTCGCACTGTTA